CACGCTCCGATGGCTTTGGAATGACGCGCTCGTAATCTGGATATGTGCCGTCGACGAGTTTCGACACGATGACTGTCGAACCGCTCTCGACCATCACCTTGTTCGACGACAACGAAACCGACACAACGCCGGTCGGCAGCAATGACAGCAGCTTGTTAGGCAGAATGACCGGAGCAAACGCGGCCTCCTGTTCAATGCGTGTTGACGCGAGACGATGCCCATCTGTCGCTGTGGCAACGATATGTCCGTCCTTGGCTTCCAGAAATACGCCGTTCAGGTAATAACGGGTTTCTTCGGTACTGACCGCAAACTGGACTGTCTGCACGAGCGAAGCGAGATCCACTTCGATCGTGGTGTCGAAGCTTCCGCGATTGAAGGACGGGAAGTCAGTAGCTGGCAGTGTGTCCAGCTTGAAACGGCTTTTGCCAGATTTGACAACCAGATGATTGCCGTCGGCTTCCAAGTTAACGTCACTTGTGGCCCGCTTGGCAATATCCAGAAGCAGCTTACCCGCGACCGTGACAGTGCCGTCCTGGCTATCCAGAACCGGCAAGCTGGTGCTGATTTCCAGATCAAGATTTGTGCCGGTGATGCTCAACTGTCCTTTGTCAGCGGACAAGAGCACGTTGCCAAGAATAGGAATTGTCGTTCTGGCTTCAACTGCCTTCGTCACTGTCGACAAGGCGTGCGCTAGCTGCGCTCGGTCAAGCGTTACCCGCATGGGCTTCTCCTCGTGTTGGTGGTTTAGGCGCGGCTGGTGACCGCGCCGTGGTTGGTTTTTAGGCTGCTAGAGGCCAGCCGTCTTCGTCAAGCTCAGGCGGAACAAATTCGATGCCATTGAGATCGGCAAGGTGGTTCAGCAGCGCTTCGGCACTGCCCGGCATGTTATCGTTGGCCGGTTGCACCCATGGTTCGCTTTCGGCATCGTCAACAGTCAGTGCCTCGATAGCCGCCTCAATGGTGAAGGGCTTGTCCTCATTACCCAACACAACCTTGTCACCATACGCGCCGCCGATCTGGTCTTTCAGATCTTCCCAAGTTTCAATTTTCACACCCCGAACGGCCAAGGCAACTTTCATAATATCGCCTTTGCCTATCGTGTAGCCACGCTGTTGATACTTCAGGACGCGTGTAGCTGACGCGAGTGGATAGCGAGTGCCAGCATTGAATTTCAGAAAGCGCTGGCTGTTGTGCTTCAGAAAGTCAGGATGAAAGGTAAATCCGGAATCTGGGCTGTTGGCGCCTGCATCCAGATCCACCGCGCCCATGCAGATGGTGAAGTCAAAAGCGTCAAAAATAGACTGGGCACTTGGGAAGAAGTCAAAATACATCAGCTGAGCAATATTGTTGCTCTGATCGGTGAAGGTCACGGCGCGCTTGCTGGCAGCCACGCACCATAGGCCTTCCTCATATGCGTCATAAATAGCTCGCTCGAATGCGCGGCGAGATTTGAAATACAAGTCAACGTCATTGATGTCAGTCCCGGTAAAGACGCTTGTGACTGCGCCACCAGCAACAAACGCACCGTCGAAGCGTATCGGAAGCGCACCATCGATCTGTCTGCGCTCGGATTCGTAAGCCATAAAAACTCCTCGTGTTGGTTCGGTGGGCTACCGGCGCGAAAGCACCGGCAGCTTTTTGGTGCTTACTTAGACCAAGGACGGCTGCCCGCAGCTTTTGCAGGCTGCGCGGGCTTGTTGTTGTTTGCCGCTGCAGGTCGGTTGTCATTGGCTGGTCGCTGCGCTGCCGCCGCAGGCTGTTGAGCGTCAATGCTCGGCTCAGGCACGTTGTTTTCGTCAGGGAAGAAGTATTTCTTGATCTCGGCACGCGCCGGATACTGGCCGTCCTTTGAAGGCTTGCCGAGGGCTACTCGCACCGTGAACGACTTAAAGAGCAGATCGTCGGTGTCTTCTACCGAAGACATTTCGAGCGCGCGGCAAAGGCTGGCAAATTGCCTTTGACCAATTTCCTGAGCGGTCGGGTTCTTGTTCTCAATGTTGTAGTTGTTGAACAGCTTGCGATCAGCATATTCAGCGGGCTCGAGCACCTTCAGCGTTGTTTTCAGAATGGTGCCGCTGCCGGTCGAAGTCGGCACCACGTCGGCCGCCTCGATTTCCATCTTGTATGTGCCGTTCGGCAGTTCGGAATAGTCCGACTGCGTCGTGTCGTGTTGGGTTGCGTCAAACGCCGTTCCAAGTCTCGCCATGTGTTAGTTCCTCGTGTTGGTGGTGTGGTTAGATAAGTCGTCCTATGCGACGAGCATAGTCTACCGGATGGCTCGCCTTCTTTGACATGTTACAAGTCGGGCAAAGTAATTGTATGTTGATTATGTCATTCGATCCGCCCAACTTGAGTGGCATGATATGATCGACATGACGGTTTTTCTTCTTTCTGATTGACGCGTCGCAATAAATGCATCGGTAGTTCTGTTTTTTGAGAAGATCTGCAATCTCTTTCAGAGTATGACTACCCTCTGCGCCACGCTTTCTTGCTCGTTTAACTCTATCATTGTGCGCAGCGCGCTCCGGATTTGCTATCCGCCATTCAGCTGCACGTATTCGCGCTGTTTCTGCATTGGCTGCGGCATAAATACGCGCTGTTTCCCTGCGAGCTTCAGGGTCCGACCAATAGTATTCATGATCTCTTTTCTTCTTTATTTCGGGGTATTCTCGTGCAAATTCACGCGACCGCTCTCTATTGCATTCTTGACAGATCGCATCTTTCGTCGATCTCTCGGCGATATGTCCACGCTTACAGGGAAGCCCGGTGAAGTAGTGCTTCGCACCGATTTTCTTAGCTTCCGCACGCGTGCGCGGAAGCGCGTTATCGTTGTCATGGAGCACGGTTAAGCAGCTTCTTGCTCTGCGTCTGCACCTTGAACTACGCGGCCATACGGCTCAATAATATGGGGCTGGAAAACTGCATATCCTTGCCCGGCTTTATACGGCAATGCACCCGTCAGCTTATGTCGATTTTTAGCGATAAAGCCGGGACGCTCTTCGATACCAATTAGCCGCTCCCCACTTCCCTCGCCTCGTTTTTTGACGTTATCCTTGTGAAAGCCTCCCGCCTCTTTTTGGATCGAAACCCGTTGATGAATAAACCCAACGATATCAGCAGCATGGGCTAACGAATTAGCGTCATCCTGCATTCTCAGATTAAGGCGATAACGAGGGTAGCTATCGGTTGTAACACCAGGGTCGGTTTTGGTTGTCACATGAGCTATCAACACAACTGCGTAGCCAGCCGTCTTTAGTTCTGTGAGCTTCTTGATCACTTCACGCCAGATTTCTGCCGTAGCATTCTTCGGCTCAGCAAACTTGCCATCGCTGATTGTTTGCCAACCATGTCGCGCGCACGCTTCGTCGATTACTAGAGCCTCGAGGCTATCAACAGTATCAAGAACGAAGGTTAATCGGTCATGATCTGCCTCGAGCATCCAGTCAATCTGATCAAGAAACTCAGAATACGTTTCAGTCAATCCGAACGACATCATATCAACACCAACAGGAGGTCGCTCATTCGCACCAGTTCGCACGTAGAACGGGTTTGGCCACTCTCCTGCAAAGCTAGTTTTTCCTAGCCCCTCGCCCCCATAGATAATGAAAATAGGCGGATATGGATCTTCGGCGCGTCTCAATTGGCTGAAATCAATAGCCATAATTAACTCCTCGTGTGTGGTTAGTGGGTAAGTTGAATGACGATCATCATGGTCAGCAGGATGAGTGAGCCGATCAGCCAGACTGGCGCAGAAGTTGCCAGCGTGGGAAACCGTGGGTAGATCATTGGCCACCCCACAAATAAAGCAGGCCGTAGAAAGGCAGCACTGCGTTCCAGAAAATGAACCCTGCCACAATCAACAAGAACCCAATGGTAAAGCCCGTCAGAGCTAGAGAGCGCGCAATCTTACCGGTGCCGTTACCGGCTGGCGTGACGGCGTTCACAACAGCACCCATGAGTAAAAACCGATGGCCAGCGCTAAAGCCGCGACAACTAACAGCCCTTGGACGAAGCGATCACCAAGGCCCAGCGTAGTTTCGCTGGACAAGATCC